AAATTTTTTAAAAAATAAAAAATTCACGACCCCGACCCCTTTTTCTGATATCTCTGGAAACAGTCATGACTCGGTTCAAGACTCTTGTGAATCGGCTGTGATGGTTGGCGTTGGGATTGAGCAGCCTAGGTTGGTTACGCCGACTGGGGCGTTTGGTTCTTACTCGGCTTTGGTGGGGGCTTGGAGTGAGGCGCATCTTGGTAGGACGTTGTTTCCGTGGCAGATGAACGCGCTTGATGGTGCTTTGGAGCATGATGAGGCTGGCAACTTTGTTTCTTCTACTGCACTGATTAGTACTGGTAGACAGAACGGTAAGACCACAATGCTTTCTGCTTTGGTGGGCTTTTGCTTGACGGAACTTCCGCGTATTTGGGGGCGACCAGTTCGCATTATGTCAACGGCTCATGAACTGGGTTTAGCGACCGAAGTATTTGAGGACTTGCGCGAAGTCTTTGAATTGCTCGAAGAGTCTGGACTAGCAAAGGTGACGTGGGCCTACGGTCGGCATCAGGTCAAGATGCTCGATGGGTCTGTTTATAAAGTGAACAGTGCGACAGGTAAAAAGCATGGTGGCACTTGGGACATTCTGATTGTTGACGAACTGTGGGCAATCACTGAGGCCACATATTTTGGTGCTTTGAAGCCGTCTCAGATTGCTGTGCCTTCTCCGCTAGCGTTTCTTGTCTCAACTGCTGGTGATGAATCGTCACGGGCGTTTCTTAAATTGCGTGAGCAAGCGTTGGGCGTTATTGACTCTGGCGAGCGTTCTGATCTGTTCATGGCTGAGTGGTCTTTGCCAACTGGGGTGTCTCCTGATGACCCTCAGTATTGGGGCTACGCCAACCCAGCGCTTGGGCGCACTATCACAATGAAAGGATTGGAAAGCGCGGCTGCTGCACCTGATCGTTCGCAGTACCTTCGAGCGCATTGCAACCTTTGGGTCGCTGCTGCTAACTCGTGGATAAATCCGGGTGAATGGGCGAAGCGTTATACCACAAACCAAGACCTAGTTGGTGGCAATACTGTTTTGGCTGTGGACAGTTCTGTGGATGACTCAAAATATGTTGGCATTCTTTGTGGCTTAAACAGTGACGGCGACATTGTTGCCAGCGTTGCTTTTACTTGCGAAACCAACCGCCAAATGTGGCGACACATCGAGCGTCTCATGGAGGACGACCCCAAACTCAAATTGGCTATCACCCCAACACTTGACCTTCACACCCCAGAGCCGTTAATCCGTCGGCGCTCTCTGTGGGGCTACGCCGAAATGATTAAGTACACAGGGCTAGTCAAATCCATGATTACTGAGGGCAGGTTGTTGCACACTGGCGAAGAGATGCTGGCAGAACACGTCAATAGGGCAACCCTCGTCAAAGCCAATGGCGCTGTCGTTCTCAGTTCGCAAAAAAGTCCGGGGCCAATTGAGTGCGCAAGGTGCCTTGTCGCCGCTGCTTCTTTGGTTTCTCGTCCGGGTCAATCTGGTCGGGCAATGATGGGTTCAGCAAGGTAGTTGCATTTGCAACTTGTTTGTGTAAGACTCCGCCCGTGGGATTCTTCGCTCCGAAAGTTACAACGGCACAGATTAGTTCGCCACCCGTAAAGGCAGCCGCTGGCGCTGGCGCTGCCCAAATCAACGACTTCCTTGCTTATACCACAGGCGCTGCCGAACAACGTGCATTGCAGAACCCAACCGTGTCACGCTCAAAAGACCTTTTGGCTTCCATGATTGGTTGCCTTGAAATGCGCCACTATTCAAAGCAATGGACAGGCGAACGTTACGAAGAAATCTATTTGCCATTAGAGCCTTGGATGGAACAGCCAGACCCGAAAGTCACGCGCAACTTCTTCTACTCCAACATCTTCAGTGACCTTTTCTTCTATGGCCGCGCTTTTGCCTTTGTAACCTCTCGTTACTCCACTGGCTTGCCAGCAAGTTTTACTTGGCTACCAGCCGCCATGATTACAACACCGAACCAGACAGGCCCCCAGTGGTTTGGCCCTTCTGATGTTGTGCAATTCAACGGCGTAGAAATTGGTGATGTCAACGACGTCATTCAGTTCTTGTCTCCCATTCAGGGCTTGCTCTATCAAGGCGCTCGCGCATTGTCAATCGCTACTCATTTAGATCAGGCAGCAGACAGATATGCAACGCTCGAAACCGTTCCGGGATATTTGCAGCAGAAAGGCGGCGAGACTCTCGACTCAGACAGCCTCAGCGAAATTGCTGCCGCATGGTCACAGATGCGACGCCAAAACGCTATTGGTGCGCTAAACGATTATGTTGAGTTCAAAGAGTTCAAAGTTTCTCCAGCAGAAGTTGTTGCTGAACAGCGCAAGTATCAGTCGCTGGAAATTGCTCGTGTCTCTAACATTCCTGCCTATCTTGTTTCGGCACCTCAGGAAGGTTCAGGTTTGACCTACACAAACGTGCAGGACAGTAACCGCCAGTTGTATCTCTACGGAGCCAAGCCATTCATTGAGTGCATCCAGCAGACACTTTCCGGATCCAATGTTTTGCCACGCAATCGCTATGTTAAATACGACATTGAAAACTATCTAGAAGAAGAAATGCACGACGTCATGGTTGAACCATACGTTGACATATCAGAAGAAAGCCCATCATGATTCACTTTGTAAATGTCCCCATCACTCTTGACGCCTCAGCAGGCGAAGACGCCCCCAAGACCATCACTGGTATTGCAGTCCCTTGGGCTCCAGTATCGGCAACCGTTATGGACGGCACCAAAGTTTCCTTCGCTCGTGGCGCTTTTGATCTAGACATGAAAGCCCCCAAGTTGCTTGAAAATCACGACATGAGCCAACTTCGCGGCGTCGTGTCATCGCTCGCTGATATGCCAGAAGGTTTAGGATTCACGGCCACCTTCGCAAAAACGGGCGCAGCCGCTGACGCCATTGAACTCGTAAAAGCAGGCGCTTACGACTCAGTGAGCGTTGGCGCTGTACCTACAAAGTTTAAGTACGACAAAAACGGCGTCATGGTTGTTTCAAAGGCTGATCTCGTAGAGATTTCGCTAGTCGCACAGCCAGCATTCAAGGATGCTGTCATCACAGAAATCGCTGCATCAGAACCAGAAGAAGATGCAACCGAACCCACCCCAACAGATTCCGAGGAGGAACCAGAAGTGGCAACACAAGAAAACCCAGTGGTTGAGGTCGAGGCTTCAATCATTCCTACAACACCCATCTACGCAACCGCACGACGTGAAGTAAAACTTCCAACCGCTGTTGAGTACCTTTCAGCGGCCATCTCAGGTGGCGACCAGTGGCGCGGAATGTCAGACGCACTTCGTGCAGCTGCACCCGACATCGTCACAACGGACACACCGGGCCTTTTGCCAACACCAATCATCTCACCTGTTTACAACAACTTCATTGGTCGTCGCCCAGTAGTTGATGCAGTTGGCGTTCGCGCACTCCCTGCTGGTGGCAAAGTGTTCATCCGTCCTGAAGTAACCACGCACACCACAATCGGTGCTTCAATCTCTGAACAGTCACCATCGCAAGGAACACTTGTTGTTTTTAACAACCAAGTCACCAAGCAAATTTTCGGTGGATATGTAAATATCTCAGAAGCCGATATCGACTGGTCAGACCCAGCAATTTTGTCAGTTGTTCTTGACGACATGGGCCGTATCTACGCCAACGCAACAGACAACTACGCAGCCGACCAATTGGCTACAGGTGCAACCACCACAAGCAACTTCACTGCAGCATCTGTCGATGATCCGTCTTACTGGGCAGAATGGGTTGCAAATGCAGCAGAAACCATTCTTTCCGCATCAAACGGCAACTTGCCAACGCATATGTTCATGAACCCATCAATGTGGGCCGAACTCTTGAAGTTGTCCGACACTGCTGATCGTCCTTTGTTCCCACAAGTAGGGCCAATGAACGCATTCGGTAGCCTCGCTCCGGGTCAAGTAAACGGCAACGCCTTTGGGCTTCAGGTTGTTGTTGATCGCAACTTTAACGCTGCAACCACAATCATTGGTGACGCCACTGGTTACGAACTGTTTGAGCAACAGAAGGGCGCTATCAGCATTGACTCACCGTCAACACTGTCTCGCACACTTGCGTTCCGTGGGTATTTTGCAGCATTGATGATTGACTCAAGCAAGTTCGTCAAGGCTACTTTCGTCTGATAAAGACGAACTAGAAAGACTGCAAGACCATGGCTGTATTTAATCTCGCTTTTCATGCGCGACTAGACAACTATGCCATCTTGCAGACTTTTGTTGACACAGACATTCAATCTCAAGACTCAGTAGTGGTGGCAGGAGCCGACCACGGCTTTAGTGGGACACACACTGTCATCTCTACTGAACCTTACGAATTTATTGGCGTTTCTGATGAGGGCGACTTGCTCTTTGACTATGACGTCATTATCGAAAACCAATTTATCTATGTCAATGCAGGCACAGACTTTGACCGTTCAGTTGCTACTGGCACAGTCACTTTCACGCCAACTTGCTCGTGGATTACCTCAGCCGACGTCACCAGTTGGTTAGGCATTGAGGTTGCTACCGCTAACGACACCGCATTCATTGCTGTGTGCGTTTCTGCGGCCAACAGTTGGTCGTTTAGAAAGCGTAGGGAGGCTGGCTACACAGACAGCCTTACAACGGCTCCTGACGGCGCAGCAAAATTGGGGACTATCCAATATGCAGCAATCCAATACAGGAACCGTGGCGCTGTAGACGGATACGCCTCATTTGACTCAATGAGCATGGGTACCCCCACCATGTCTCTTGGTCAAATCATGCAACTGCTTGGCTGTGGAAGGCCACAGGTCGCCTAATGGCTGCAACGGGCATTCTGTATGAGGCAGTCAACGCCACCAAGACCGCGCTAACGACTTTGGGATTGAAACCAGTCACCGACCCACGCAACGCCCGCCCATTATCAGTGATGATTGAACTTCCAACGCTTGATGCTTTTACATACAACGTGGGCGATATTCGGCTGGTCATTCGTGTTCTTGCTGGGCCTCCGGGCAACCAAGATTCAGGTGATTACTTGATGACCACTGTTGACACAATTATGAACTCACCAATCGCCATAGTGGATGGAAGGCCATCTCTCGCTTCATACGGCGAACAGATGCTTCCTTGCTATGACATGACCGTTGCTGTAGCAGTACGGCGCAATTAACAAAAAGGAGCCACCAATGGCAACAACAACATTCCTATCCAACGCAACTATCGGAATCACTCAAGGTGCAACCACCACTGACTTGTCAGACCAAGCCAACGCTTGCATGATCACAATTGGTCAAGACTCTCTTGAATCAACAGCATTTGGTGACACGGGTCATCGTTTCACTGGTGGACTTCAGACGGTAGAAGTGTCAATCACTTTCTTCTTGTCATATGGCGCAACCGAAGTTGAGGCCATCCTCGCATCATGCGTAGGCACAGGCAGCACAATCTTGACCATTTCACCATCTGGTGCAACAGAGTCAGCAACTAACCCTGAGTACGTTCTCACAAACTGTATGCTTGCCAACTTCACCCCAATCAACTCAACAGTTGGTGAACTCGCAACCGTAGAGGCTTCCTTCACTGGCGGCACATGGGTACGCGACGTCACAACCCCATAAACAAGAAACAACAAAATGCAACTCACGCTCAAAGTCACAACAGACCAAACAACCTATGAGGTCAAAACAAACCTCTACGTCATAATCGCTTGGGAACGAAAGTTTAAACAAAAAGCCTCCAACCTTGCCACTGGCGTAGGACTTGAAGACTTGGCGTTCATGGCTTTTGAATCATGCAAACTTAACGGCATCCCGACACCCGCAATCTTTGATGATTATGTAAAAAAACTAGTTGCCATTGAAGTTGTATCGGACGAACCAACAAACCCCACCGTCGAGGCACCTACTCACGATCTCTAGCAGAACTGCTAGTTGAGACTGGGTGGTGGCCTCCACAAATACCTTTCGAAACGCAAGACATGAACACAGTTATAGATGTGATAAATAAAAGCAGGCGCAAGTGACAGCCACAGCATCTATTGAAATTGTTGGCGCTAAAGAAGCAATCAAGGCTCTAGGCAAAATAGACAAAGACCTTCGCAAGCAGTTCAATGCCGATGCTAAACAAATTGCGCAGCCGTTAGTTTCTTTGGCTGGCTCTCGCTATCCAGATACTCCCTTGTCCGGAATGAATCGCAACTGGACACAAGGCAACAAGAAAATCTTTCCTTACACCAAAGCCAAAGCAGTCAAAGGTTTAAAGGTTAAGTTTTCTACTCGACGCAACGATGCGAATGTCATATATGTCTCTCAGTCTGATGCTGGCGCTGTGGTGCTTGAAACTGCTGGTCGTGGCAAGAACACACTTTTGTCAGAAAACCTTCGCGCGCGTACTACTCGTATTTTGTGGCCGTCAGCCGAGCAAGCATTGCCTTCCATACAGGCGGAACTTCGAGCGCTAGTGTTGCGCGTAATTACTAAGGTAAATCAGGAGTTGAAGTAATGGCTGTAAACATTCCCATCATCAGCGAATTTGACGGCTCTGGTATTAAGAAAGCCATCTCTCAGTTCAAGGACTTGGAAACAAACGGGAAGAAGGCTCAGTTCGCTATAAAGAAGGCTGCTGTACCAGCCGCTGCTGCACTTGTTGGTTTAGGCGCTGCACTCTTTGATGCCACCAAAGGCGCTATAGAAGATGCAGCCGCACAAGACAAACTTGCTGGAATTATTGAGCGCACAACCACTGCTACTGACGCGCAGATAAAAGCCAATGAAGATTGGATAAGTACCCAAGGTAAATTGCTTGGTTATTCGGATGACCAGTTGAGGCCTGTTCTGGGCAGACTCGTTAAGGCAACTGGTGACGTCACAAAGGCGCAGGAATTAGCCGCTCAGGCGATGGACATTTCCACTGCTTCAGGCAAGCCATTGGAGAGTGTTACTGCAGCCCTTGAAAAGGCATATGGCGGCAATATGACTGCCTTAGCCAAGTTGGCACCTGAGTATCGAGACATGATTAAAGAGGGTGCAACCTTTGAAGAAGTCATGGACAAGATTGGCAAAACTACTGGTGGTGCTGCTTCTGACGCTGCCAACACTGCAGAAGGCAAATTTAAACGTCTAGGCATTGCGCTTTCTGAGACTAAGGAATCAATCGGCGCGGCTCTTTTGCCAGCAGTTGAAGCAGTGCTTCCATTCTTGGTCAAGATGGGTGACTGGGCTGCCGAGCATCCTGAAATTCTGCTTGCCATTGGTGTCGCTATCGCCACCATTGCTGCTGCCATTATTGCCACGAACATCGCCATGGCTCTCAACCCTTTCAGCCTCATTGCAATTGCAGTGGTTGGTTTAGGTGGGCTACTGGTTGCGGCCTACAAGAAATTTGAGCCGTTCAAAACAGTTGTAGATGCTGTTTTTGGTGGCATTAAATACTGGATTAACAACGTCACCATCCCAGCAATTAAAACAATGCTTGACGTCTTTAAGACCGTGTTCAATGGCATTGCATCAGCGTGGAACAACACAGTCGGCAAAATTTCTTTTGAGATTCCTAAGTGGGTTCCGGGACTTGGCGGCAAAGGTTTTGATATGCCAAACATTCCAATGCTTGCCAATGGCGGAATTGTTACCAGCCCGACTCTTGCTTTGATTGGTGAGGCTGGCCCTGAGGCTGTTATTCCTCTTTCCCAAATGGGCAACACGGGTGGTGGCATGAACATCACAGTGAACGCTGGTCTTGTTTCAACGCCCGACCAAATCGGTCAGCAAATCATTGAAGCAATCCAACGCGCCCAGCGCCGTAGTGGTCAGGTCTTTGCAGCCGCATGAGTACACCAACTATGCAGGTCATGGTGGGCTTTCAAAGCACAACTGGCTTTGGTACCCCGTTCCTTCTCAATGATGCCTTCTACGGCGTTCTGGACACGGCTGGCAGGGGAACCCTTGGTGGTGTCACGATGGTTGATTTGACCTATTTGGTTGAGTCCGTCAATATCACCCGTGGACGCTCACGGCAGTTAGATCAGTTCAATGCTGGGACAGCAACTATTGCTTTTGATAATGCCAGCCAAATCTTAAACCCGAGCAACACGTCAAGTCCTTACTACCCGTTTGTGTTGCCTCGATGCCCAGTGCAAATACTTGCCAACGGCATTCCCATCTACACAGGTTTGGTTACTGACTGGAACCTTGACTACGACATCAGCAATGAAGACATCATGTATGCCTCATGTTCTGACCAGTTCACAGTTCTTGCCAACCAAGCCCTCAACGCTGTCACACCATCTGCTGAAAAGTCAGGCACACGCATCAACACGGTTCTTAGTTACTCTGAAATCAACTATCAAGGCGCTCGATCTATTGACACTGGTTCTTCTACCCTCGGTGCCTACGCCATCGCCCAAGACACAAACGTGCTGAACTATCTGCAACTGGTAAACACCAGCGAGCAGGGATATCTTTTCATGAGTGCCAACGGCACTCTGACCTTCAAAAGTAGGTCTAGCGTTCTGAACCCAGTTGCTGGGGCTACTTTTAACACTGACGGCACAGGACTTCCCTACCAGACACTGGTGAACCAGTACGGCGATGAGTTGCTTTACAACTACATTGTCACCCAATCACCAGCAGGCGCTAAACAGACTGCTAGTAACGCCACCAGCATTGCTTTGTATCAGGCACAGCAGTATGCACTGCTTGATTTGTTGAACAGCACTACCACGGAAGTTGCAGCACTTGGCAACTATCTGCTGGGCAAATATCAAAACCCAGTTCTACGCTTTACAGGACTATCCACCCAAATGGCAGCGCTATCTGCTACAAATCAAAACATTGTGCTTGGCCTTGACCTCACCAGCATCTGCACAGTGGTTAAAAACTTTGTAACTGGAACCCCAGCAACCGAGACACAGACACTAATTGTCTCGGGCATTAGTCATAACATCACTCCGGGTAGCCATATTGTTTCGTACACTTTTGAAAGCACAGACGGCAACCAATATCTAACACTCAACGATGCAATCTTCGGAACGCTCAACAACAATCTTTTAAGTTTCTAAAGGAGACACAACATGGCAATTCAGACATTCACATCAGGGCAAATCTTGACCGCAGCGCAAATGACGGCACTGCAGGCGCAGGCAGTAATGACCTTTACGACAGAGGCAGCACGAGATGCTGCCATTACTGCACCGACTGAGGGGATGGTTGCTTATTTGACTGCACCAACTGTTCCTGCTGCTACTGGCACTGTGACAATGCTTCCGACTGGAATTGTAACTATCTATAACGGAAGCGCGTGGGTTTGTGTTAGTTCGGTTGGCGCATATACTTCCGCATCTGGAACAACAACAAGCGCATCGTACACAGCAACCCTCAGTGGTTCACCCGGCACAAACCCAAGCGTTACCCTAACCACAGGCACCACCGCCCTCGTGACTATCGGTTCTTATCAGACAGGTTCAGCATCCAACGGTGAATACGCAACTGGCTTTGCCGTATCGGGCGCTTCAACTATTGTAGCCAACTTTGGAAGGGCGTTTTATATGTTGGGTGTTGCAAATATGTCGCTTAACGGGTGCAACACAATTTTGTTAGATGGTCTGACAGCAGGCACAAACACATTTACTCTCAATTACCAAGCAAACGGTGGCACAGGAACATTTCAACAGCGAAGAATAACAGTTTCAGGTTGTCTATAAAATGCGAAAAACCCTGATTCTATTGGTGATTTGTGCATCGCTTACCGCTTGCGCTGATCGTGAACGGCTCAACTGTCCACGAACAAAGAACAAAGCACTTCGAGGCGCAGTCATTGAACCAGTAATAACGCCAACAACAATCGCAACGCAATACGGCACCGGAGGGAAATGCGTATGAAACCAGACAACAGACACAGCAACGAAGAAATCAAAGCACGACTTATTTTTGTCGTAGCCATTGGATTAACCATTGCTTTCCTTGCTTCAATCTTGGCATTGCTTTACGGCCTGCTATTTGTAACCCAACCGCTTGAAGTCTCACCTAACGACGATGCTGCTTGGTCTGTACTATCGCCAATGCTTGCCACCTTGACAGGTGGACTCTTAGGAGTATTAGCAGGTAACGGGCTTAAAGACCGTCCGAAAGACCCACCAGCACCATGAGTAACCGCATTTATCCTTACTACCCATCTTGGGACGGCAAGCGCACACAACCAGTGACAGCCAAACTTGTTGAACTATGCAAAACACGCTGGGGTCTGACCTCGCTAGGCACATACGTTAATAGACCGATGCGATCAGGGGCAAGCCTCAGCGTTCACGCCACCGGGTATGCAGCCGATTTGAAATACAAAGACGAAGCACAAGCCCGAATCATTTGGGACTGGTTTCTTGCCAACTCAAAAGCCCTTGGACTTTGTGAGATGCACTGGTACGCCTATGGTGCCTACGGCGCTGGCTACCGTTGTTCTCGTGGCGAAGGCAAAGCAGGCGTCAAGATTTACACAGAAGACGACAACGCAGGTTCCTACCAAGGCTCACCAAATTGGTTTCACATAGAGTTAGCCAACCAAACCCCAGAGCATTTCGAGCAAGTCTTTCGAGCGTTGAAATAAGAACTCCCAGTATTGTTTGAGCGTTACTGGGGCTAGGTGGTGGGTATCTTTGTTTCCATTGGGATATCCACCACTGACTTCGCCGATTGTGTATAGTCACATTCAGCCACTCAAAGGGCTCTAACCAAAGGAAACACCATGACAGACCAACCGTCACTATTTGATGAGCCACTAGCCATCGCACTACTAGAAGAAGCCATTGAGCGCGTCGGCCTCAATGCAGACCAACTCTGGGCATTAGAAGCCCTAAACATTGTTGGGATGTTATCCATCGAGCGTCACGACTTTACGACTGATGATGTTTGGGAATGGATGAACCAACTTCACCCCACCATGGCAACTCACGAACCAAGAGCCATGGGCGCTGTCATGCGTAGAGCCTCAGCAGAGCGCTTGTGCGTCCCTACAGAGCGTTACAGCAAGTCGATGCGACCAGAGTGCCACCGTCGCCCAATCCGCGTCTGGCAGGGGCTCTAATGACTGACACACAGTTTATTTATAGTTTCATAATGGGATGGGTCAGTTGCTGGCTGTTCCTTAAAATGATGGCAAACAGACCATGATTCCCACATGGGGGTACCTTCCGTTAGTCTCAAAGGACAAATTAACACTTTTTCAAATCTTCACTGACTTGAAAACAGGTGAACATATAATGATTACAGTCGCCCACCGGTTGGCTCCCTACCTGAGTTGGTCGCCGCCTATCGAAGTAGAGAGAACCTGAAACGCATCATGGCACTAGCCCTTCTCGCCGTTCTATCCGTACCAGCCCACGCAAGTGCGGCTCCTAATTCCTGCCCCCAATGGGAACCATTGCTTAGGCGACACTTCCCAGCAAAAGTTGTGCCAGTCATGTCAAAAATTGCATATAGAGAAAGCCGCTGCACCGAACGTGCGCTTTCCCCAGTTCGCAAATCAACAGGCCGCCCAGATGTTGGGCTATTACAGATTCAAGGATCATGGGCTACTGTGACACGGGCTGTCTGTAAAAAACAAGATGTGATTAAGGCACTGCTCAATGCTCAATGCAATGTCAAAGTCGCTGCCCATCTTTACAACAACGGTGGTTTAGGCCACTGGCGTGCAACATCAGGAAAATAACAAAGGAAAAAAATGGAAACATCAACTGGTGAACTAATTGCCAAACTAACCAATCTCAGCCACAACCTTGCACTTGAACTACGGTTCAAAGAGTCAAGCCTTATCCTTGAAGCCGTCGGCGCTCTCCACACGCTGCCCAACATTGCCGAGACAATCCGCAATTCATGGCACCCATCAATGAACGACAGTGGGCCATCAAAGGGCTTGTCGTACATTTCAAGCGCTCAAATGGTTGACGCTGATGAGTGAGTACACACACAACGATGACGTGGCAGACCTTCTCTATCAAGCAGAAGCACAGCGGGACACTTTTAGGGCCAAAGTAATTTGGTTACAGACTGATATTTTGCTTTTAGAGCGTCGAATTACAGAGTTGCAAGCCGAAGTGAAACGACTAGAAACAGAGAACGCTCATGGCTTTTAACCTTGACGACTACGAACCAGTAGCCAGCCGCCTAGACCGCTTCTTAAAGGCACACCCTGATGCCCGGGTAATTACTGATCTTGTGCATTACCTATCCGACATTGCTGTATTTAAATGCGAACTATGGCTTGATGGTGAAATCATCGCTACTGGATGGGCAGAAGAAATCCGTGGGCAAGGCAACGTCAACAAAACCAGCCATCTTGAAAACTGTGAGACTGGCGCTGTGGGTCGTGCTTTAGCGAATGCAGGACTGTCGGGTTCTGACTTCACCAAACGCCCAAGCCGTGAAGAAATGGGCAAGGTCGTGCGTATGCAGGGCGACACTCAAATAACTGAAAACAGCAACCTTGCCAGCGACAAACAACAGAACATGATTCGAGCCGTTTGTAAGTCAATGGGCAAAGTGCCACCAGCGAATCTTCAAGGTATGACCAAACGCGAAGCCAGTGCCTACATTGACACCCTTAAATCAGGTGAGACACCAGCGCCTCAATACGACACACCAGAAGAGCCGTTCTAATGGCTTCAATGCACAAACTGGTTGATGGCGTTTGGTACAAATGGGAAATGGCCAAGCCTGCCGATTCTCCCTATTTGTATGCCTATTTGCTGTCCGTTGGGCGTGACAATCTGCCTCAACAGTTAAAGAATCGTTTATGGGATGAAGAAGATTGGCAAATTGATAATGGTTGAGTTGTTTACTCTTGTCATTATGTGCATCTCACTGTTCATGTGCGGCTTTCTTCTAGGCAAAGACCAATGACACCAATTTCGGAAGCGTCCTTTATGGCGCAAGTAAAAGCGCTGGCATATCAATATGGCTGGGTAGTTCACCACAGCCAGCCTTCTATGACTCGTACCGGGAGATACATGACTATGGGCAGCGTTGGATTCTTCGATTTAGTAATGGCTCACCAAGACAGAGGGCTTATATTTGCTGAGTTAAAAACAGAAAAAGGTAAAACAACAGTTGCACAGGATTACTGGCGCAGTTCAGTAGAACGCCACGCTGAGTGCTACCTTTGGAGACCATCAGACATCAACTTCATAGCCCAAAGGCTTTCCCAATGCTGATACTTGCTTGGTATGCCCTGCTACTATCCATCGGCATTGCCATACTCCAAGGCATACGCCGAGACTGACGCTCGATCACAACTGAATACAACCAAGGCCACATAGGGAATTGCACTCTGTTGGTGTTTACACGGGAACGTGGGTAGATGTGGCGCACCCAATCAGCCAAGATGACTTACCTGAAAGTTTGTTGGGGTAAGTCGCCACAGCAGAGTTCTCTAACTTCATAAAAGACGAATGGTGTCCACTTCCCTAAGGTGTCCGGCAACCAAGGCCGACAGGTCTGAACTGTGGGGAACACAAACCAAAGACTCTCTCATGCACTGAAAGCAACCGCAGCGAAGCAAGGGCGCTAGTAACATCACCACAACAAAGGAAACACAATGACCAAACGCAACAGCCCAGAGTTCATGCGCAACAGACGCATAGCACTAGAGAACGAACCCATCTGCCACTGGTGCCATAAGGCTCCAAGCACAGAAGCAGACCACCTCATTGAAGTAGACAGAGGCGGCACAGACGACATCGAAAACCTTTGTGGCTCATGCAAAAAGTGCAACGCAACCCGCGGAAATAGTTACCTCAATGCCAAAAGAAGCGCACAACAACACGCCAGAGCAGAAATACTTGGATTAGACCAAAATCAAAAAAAACCACAAACTTTTTTAAAAAATACAAAATTAACGAC